ATTATTATTATTATTATTATTATTATTATTATTATTATTATTATTATTATTATTATTATTATTATTATTATTATCATTATCTCCAGTACCATCATCCTCAGGTAAATTTTCAGTACCAGGTACAGGTTCAGGGTCCCAACTTACAGGCTCACTCCAATCAATATCTTTTAATTCATCTTTATATTCATCCTCTCCCTCAAAATTTTCTTTTATTCTTTTCATTTGTTTATATGACTCACATTTTGTAGTACAATCTGTATAACCTGCATAACTTAATTGAAGACACATTTTTCTTTCCATTAAATTTGTAGTTTCTTCATGTGTGGTTATCATAGTATCCCATATATTTAATTTTTTTCCGTAATCTATACTTGTAACAAAATGAGATCCCCATTTAGCAAAAAATTCTTTACATTTTATCCATTTAGTATCATTTATATATGTATTTGGTATTTTAGTGGTCATTTCTTGTGGTGTTTCAGCACCTGTCAATACAATAGGTGTTTCTCCTTCCTTTCCAGGATCCATATCTGATTTAACTGATAACTGAGGATCTCCCAAATTACTTAAGTCTCTTATCATTTCTGGACTTAAAAATTCTATTTTAAAATTATCAGGAGATAAAGTAACAGACTGATTAAATTTTCTAACAGAAATATTATATGATTGAATATTCATATCTGATTTAAAATTTCTTTCTGTTAAAAATGAAGCAGTTGCTTTTACTGTAACTGCTGCATATGAAGCTCCTGCAGATACTGTTGTTTTATCACTAATACTTTGCATAAATTCTCTTGTATTACTACAAAAAACATATTTACCATCTATCATAGCTGTATCCTTTGTTGCAGAAATAAAACCATTTTTTAAAGCTTCAGGACCTATTGTTGGGGCAAGTTTTCTATATTCTCCTTCAAAATCCCCAACTTCATTTATTTGTTTAAAAATAGATCTTCTATCTCTTTTAGAAAATTCTGCGCTATTTTCTAAATTTTTTTCTGGTAAATTATATATTCTTCCTAATGTACATTCATTTAAACGTCTTAATAAAGTATTATCTGAAGTAATATCATTTGGATCATATGGTTTAATAGTAGTATCTTGAACACCAACCTTATCTATAGAAAAAGTATTTTCAGAATCTTTTTGTTCTGTTTCAGCTTGTGCTCTTAATTGTCTTTTCTTATGAGCTTTTTGCATATTATGAAGTTTATTTGAAATTTTTTTATTTTCTTCCCACTGTTTTATATGCTTATTCGCAGATTCAATTAATGCTTTCTTTAATTTTTCTCTTGAAAAAGATACTATATTAAAAGCTTTTCTATGTTTAATTTTTTGAAAATTTTGTTTAGATTTTGTAAAATTATATACAAGTACGACTATAACTACTATAATTATTGCAGAAATAACATATATAAGATTTTTATCCATTTTATTTATAATATATAAATATTTTTTTCAACTTTAAAAATATAAAATTGAAAAAAAAAAATTTTATTTATAGTATTTATAAAATGTTGAAAAAAATAGATAATTTAATAGTCAAAGGAAAAAAACATTTAAAAGAATTTCAAATAAATATTCTAAATGAATGTTTAGAAAAAAAATCAGGCGGTCTTTCATTAACAATGGGAAGTGGAAAAACTTTAATATCTATTATATTAGCTTTAGAAATAGTGAAAAATAATTTTAAACCAATATTAGTTGTAGTTTCAAAAACATTAATTGAAAGTTGGGTACATGAAATAAAAAAATTTTTCAATGATGAGTTAAATTATCAAATATTTCATAGCGAATATGTGAAAAAAATTGATAATTATACAATTAATCCTGATATTATTTTATTTATAACAACTCCTGAAGTTTTATCAAAATATTATAAAAAAGAAAGAATAGATAATTATTTTATTTATAATACAATAGTAAATGAGGGAAGATTTAATCAACATTTTATAAAAAATTATAATTATCCAACTGTTCCATATTCTAATATTAATATAGGTGGATCGATACTATATTCTACAGAATGGGGTTGTATTTTAGTTGATGAAGTACAAAATCATACAAAAATATCTACTATAAAATGTCAATCAATAGCTTCTTTATGTTCTAATAGCAGATGGGCACTCAGTGGAACATTACTTAACGAACCATCATTTGAAAGAATTCTGGGTTATTATTTAATAATAAATGATATAACTTTTCCTAGAAATTTACCTGATGCAGAAAAATTATTAAAAAGTAAAGATTTTAAAGGCACTAATTTAAGTCTAGTTATTCGAAAAGATAATCCATTATTTATTAAACCAAAAATAAATCAAAAAATAATAACTCATAATTTATCCAATGAAGAACAAATGTTATATTTATCTATGAAAAAAATATTAAATATTATAAATACTCAAGTAAGAAAATTTAAAGTTCTTGGAGATACTATTAATACACGAAAATTTAGTACATATAAATTAGCTATAATAACATATTTAAGACAATGTCTAGTTTGTAGTTTAGTACCTATTGCAAATATAGCTATCGATATGATAGACTTTAAGAATAGATCGATATTATCAGAAATGTTATCAAATGAAATTAATAATCTTAATTTACAAAAATGGTTAGAAGATTTAGATTCGGTAAAATCTACTAGATTTAAGGAAGTTTTAAATGTAATAGATAATCATATGTATGATAATATTGTTTTATTTACATGTTTTAGAACTACAATAGATATACTTAAAGAATTTTTACCAAAAGATAGAAAAATTTTTAATATAACAAGTAGTATGTCAGCCTCTAAAAGATCTAAGATAGTTGAAGAATTTAATAATGGAAATAATGGAAACAAAGGAAATATATTACTTCTAACATATGAAATAGGAGGAGAAGGATTAAATTTACAAAAAATAGCCAATACAGTAATTTTATTAGATTTTGTTTGGAGTGATGGTAAAACATCACAGGCAATAGCTAGAGTTTTAAGATATGGACAAGAATCTGAAGAAGTAAATATATACCATTTTATTTCTAATACTGCTATGGAAAAATCTATTTTTGAAAAACATAAAATTAAATTAAAAATTATCGAAGAATTAGAGACTGGAGGTATAAAAACAAATACCAAAAAAATTACGGTAAATGATATAATAAAAATTATTGAAAAAGATGAGAATTTAAATATTCTCAATGAAATTCATCAAATAAAAATGAAATAAATAAAAATTTAAAATAATAAAAAATGTTATATTAAAAATGGAACAAAAATATATATATATGATTGTAGGTGGTATACTATTAATAATAGTATTATATTTTATTTGTAAACCTTCAGAAAATAAAGATGAATATAAAGAAAAAGTACTTAATGTTTACTTGGATAATTGGGATCCAGAAAATACAAAAGATTTTATTGTAAATTTTTATAAATTTTTTAATACAAAAGATGAAAAAATATCTTCTGAATTAGTTTCTGTTGCTGATAAATTATCAAAAAAATATACATATGATGAAATTAAAAATCTTATATTTGCACCAGATATGATTGAAAAAATAAATGCAGACAATATTCAAGAAGTTATATTCTTTACAGAAGTTGTGACTGATACTATATTTACATATAAATGGTCAAATATAACTGACCAACAAATGACAAATAATTTTCCTAATTGTGATATAAGATTATTCAAAGAATTAGCAATAAAGAATAATTATAATTACCTCCAATCAATAGTATTATTTACTTTACTAAAGTATACTAAAGATAAAAATGTAAGTATTGATAATTATGGACCTGTTCTTAAACAATTTTTAAAAGATATGATATCTTGTTATAATAGACAATAATTTTAATAAAATATTAAAATTATTTCTTACACATTGGACAAACATTTTTATTATTTTTACCAAAAAAATAATGTAATAATGTTATAGCAACTAAAATTAATATTAAAATTGTTACACCTGTTACATTGCTTACTTCACAAACAAAAATATAATCTAATGTATAGTAAAATGTTAAAGCAAATACTGCTATTTTTATTAGAAATTCAAATTTTTTAAAAAAATGCTCCAATATCAATCATTTTATTTATAAAAATAAAAAATTCCTTTTTAAAAATAAAATGAATGAGTTATTAACAAAAAATATAAATTTAACAAATACTAATCATATTCAAAGAGAAATTTTTAGAAAAAAAAGTTATAAACCATATTTTGCAGATGAAAATACAGGAAGTATTGTTTTGACAGATTATGATAATTTTCCATATAAAAGATGGTTTAGAGGTATTCCGGAATCTCATAGACCTATCATTGCAGAAAGGGAAGCAGGATGGAGACCTATTCAAACAGAATGTTATAAATATGTTCCTCCTAACGTCAGTTATAGTGTTAGACCATATTGTTTTGAACCTGCATGCAGTACAGTATATCCATGTTTACCAGAAGCTGGTCAAGAAAATGAAGAAAGAAATGTTTTAATTAATAATTCATGTATAGTAGAATATAGATAATTTTTAAACTTAAATATTTAAAAATTTATATTTTTTGAAATATATATAGTTTTTACAGATGAAAATAAATGATATATTACATGACCTTTTTCATAATATATAATATTATTGTTAGATAAATAATCTGTAATTTTATTTATACTAAAGACTATTATATTTAGAGATATAGTAATATACATATTTTTTGTATATATAATCTCATAGGCTGTTAAAATTAATGCAAATAAATAATCTAATATAAAAAAATAATTTCTATTTTCACAATGAAAATGCCATAAACATGATGAAAATGTTGAAAAGAAAATTATAATAGAATAAGTATAAGTTTGCAAATATATTAGTGATAATAAATGAGGAAAAATACTTACTATTATAGGATCATAAAAAGTTCTTTTTTTCATAATATTATTTTATTTTACTTTAAATCTTTATAATCTGAAATTTACGATTAAAAAAGTATAATCCAGCAAATAATATAAAAAGTCCTAGTAACCATATGGTAGAACCGCCTGTAACTGAACAATCTCCAGTTGCATTACCAGATATTTTTAAACCAAAATATATTAACATTATACCTAAAAAGGTTATTCCACCAACATAAAGTTCTAATGAAACATCTGAAAATGTTTTATCATTATAATTTGAACATGTAAAAAATGATAATGAAGAAACTATTAATGTTAGACCTAAACATAGAACAATTTTATTATGTGTTTTTAATATTTTAGAATTACATGAAGTTTTATCTTGTAATTGTGCGTCTATATTCCAGCTAGTATGAAATAATATAAAACCTATAATAAATATTATAATCATAAAGAAATTATTAAAAGTAAAATTAAATTTTATATCTTTAGTCATTTATTTTAAAAAAATAAAAAAAAATTATTTAAATAAATGACAAAACTAAAAGTTATTAAACCAAATATAGTAAAAATGCTATATCAAATGATGTATGATACACATATTATTTTAAAAAATAATGGAATAAAATATTTTGTAGATGGTGGTACTTTATTAGGAGCTGTTAGACATAAGGGTCTAATACCTTGGGATGATGATGTTGATATTGGTATTATGCAAAATGATCAAAGAAAGTTTTTGAGTTTAAGATCTGATTTCAAAAAGTGTGGATATTCAATTTCTAAAGTATGGTTTGGATATAAGATATTTAAGTCTGATAGAAAATTAATTGATGGTTTTAATTATTCTTTTCCCTTTATAGATGTTCTTCTTTATAAAAAAATGGAAGGTAAATATAAACTAGCAATGAAAGCTGCTAGAGACGAATGGCCTAAAGAAAAATGGGGAGAAAAACAGTTATTTCCTTTAAAATTATATGAATTTGGTGATTTTGAAGTTTATGGTCCTCAAGATCATGAAAAATATTTTAAAACTTATTATGGTAGTGATTGGAATGAAATAGCTTATAGAGAATATGATCATGAAGCAGAAGAGGAAGTTGAAAAAATTAAAGTTAATTTAACACCTGCAATGAGAAAACCTGCAAAACCAACTGCAGTAGTTGATAGACCATGTGTGAAACAATGTATTAAAAAATCTAAAAGATTAATTTCCCCTAAATCTTTTCTTAAAAAACGTTCTAAGAGTTGTTCTAGACCTGGCAAATGTTATAATAACTTTTCTACCAAAATGGGAGCATATGTTATTAATTGTGATATGCATAAAGATCGTTTGAAAAAATTTAGAAAATATGCAACAAAAGCAGGAATGGATGCATGCCGTATACCATGTGTTTTAGGTAAAAAATTTACAAATGAATTAGTTTGTGAAATGTTCAAGAAAAATATGTTATCTAAACGTGCTGATATGACACCTATAGAAGTTAGTATAAATATGAGTCATTTTAATATTTGGATGAGATTAGTTAATAGTTGTTATGATTATGCATTAGTTATGGAGGATGATGTAGAAGTTCATAAAGATTTTATTGAAAGAGTGAATGAAATAATGGATTCTCTTGAAGAAAATAATATTAAATTTTCTATACTCCATCTCTGGAACGGAAACTGGGCCAAGACTATTAGTAAACAAACAAAAGTTTTAAAAATAAGTGATAAAATACAAATATTCCAGGAAAATACTGATTATAATGCAGGAGCTGTATCATATATAATTTCAAAAGAATACGCAAAACATTTAATAGAAAAATCATTTCCTGTTAAAGTTCCTCAAGATATATTAATGGGAACTTATTATAAAAAAGGAAACCATTTAACTTTACGCATGACTTTTGATAAAAAAGAAGATTGTTATAAGTCTCCTATATTAGACAATCCATGTGGTGGGGAAGAAGGTACTGGACAGTCTACAAGAGTATCAGAAGCATTAACCGTTGATAAGGTATCTTGTAAAAAATGTAATTAACCTATATATCTATTTATCAATTTTAATATTTCTTATTAAAATTAAATATTTTATTTAAGATATTGATATTCTTCGTATAATTCTTTATAAATTGAATCTGTATCACTTAATTCTGTTTCATTATATTCTAAAATAGCATATAAAAAGAAAATCAGATTCATTTAATTCAATCATTATACTATAAAAGTTATGAAATATATCATATATTTCTTGTTATTTTTCATTTAATTTACTATTATCATTTTTAACAAAAACTGGGATTAATTTTATAATTTGTTCTTTAAGAAAATCTTTACTTTCATTATTATTAAACATTTCTGACATTTTTGATTGATATGTTTTATCATTTAAAATATTATCAATGAAAATATCATTAATTAATAATTTTTCCATTTATATTTTATCTTCATTATTTAAATATCTTTTTTTTATAATAAATGAAAACTCACGGAAATATAATTTTATTAATTTTTATAATTATACTAATAATTTGTTTATTTTTATATATTATAACTAATATTTCTAATAAAAATAATTATAATTCAAAATATATAAATAAACTAAATAATTTGCATAATAAATTAACATTAAAAAATATAATGATTACTGATTTATATTTAGTCATAACTACATGTAAGAATTATTATTCTAATATTAAAGATTTAATTATACAATTAGATAAATTTGATTTTCCTAAAGAAAAAATTTTAATTATATCAGGACAAGAAGATGAAGATAGTATACATTATGAAAATAATATTAAAATTATAAAAGTCAAATATAGTGGATTACATTTAACTGGTTGCATATATATAAATGAAAATATAAATTCATATCCAGATGCAAAATATTGGATATTATTACCAGATACAATTAAATTTGGTGATAATTTTTTCACAAATATTTATAAAATTTACAATGAATTAAAAGATAATAATATTTATAGCATTCCTTTTATAAATCCAAAAATAAGACCAACAATGGATATGGGTATTGTTAAAACAGAACATATTATTAATATGGGTGATTATTTAAATAAAATTAAAACTTTTAATATAGATAAAGATAATTTAATAGTTTTAAAAAGACAATTAATATTAGATGAAGATATTATATTTGGGTTAAATCCTCGCTGTAAAGGTTCAACTAAACACAATTCAAAAATATTAGAGACAAAACAAATTAAATTTATAACTAATGAATTAAAATATATTGAAGAAAAAAGGATAAATAATAATAAAATAAACCAAGTATATTTAACATTATTAGATTTATATAAATTCCAAAGAAATTTTACAGGTCCAGATTCTAAATTAGTAATTGAATTATAATTAAGTAATAAATATTAGCTAAAAATAAATATAATATTAATTTTAATACCTTAGTTTTAGATTGTAAAGGGGATTTTTATTTTAAAAGATATGCCTAAAATTTTAAATAATATATAATTAATAATAATCGAAAATTATTATAAAGATATAGAGAATAAAAAATATTAGAATTTTGATTTATATGTTTTATATTTAATTTTTTAGCATCTTTTAAAGATATTAAAAAATTAAAATATCTTTTTAATAATAAATGAAAAGTCAAATAAATATAATTTTAATAACTTTTATATTTATATTAATTATTTGTTTAATTTTATATATTATAATTAAAATTTCTAATCAAAATAATTACAATTCAAAATATATAAATAAACTAAATAATTTACATAATAAATTAACATTAAAACATGGCAGTTTTAAAGAAGAAATACCTGAACAATTAATGGCTATAAGATTTATAAAAGGTAATGAAAAAGTTTTAGAATTAGGTTCTAACATAGGTAGAAATACTTTAATAATTGCTGACATATTAAATTCAAATGGTAATAATAATTTAGTAACTTTAGAATGTGATAAGGAAAGCGTTAAAAAATTAGAAGAAAATAAAAATTTAAATAATCTTGATTTTCATATAGAACCATCAGCTTTATCCAAACGTAATTTAATACAAAAAGATTGGGATACAATAGTATCAGACGTATTATTAGATGGATATACTAAAGTTGATACAATAACATTTAATGATCTAAAAAATAAATATAATATTGATTTTGATACATTAGTTTTAGATTGTGAAGGGGCATTTTATTATATTTTAAAAGATATGCCTGAAATTTTAGATAATATAAAATTAATAATAATGGAAAATGATTATAAAGATATAGAACATAAAAAATATATTGATAGTGTTTTGAAAGATAGAAATTTTAAAACAATTTATAGTGAAGGAGGAGGATGGGGACCATGTGAAAAATTTTTCTTTGAAGTTTGGAAAAAATATTAATAACTATAATTATTTTACTTTTCAAAAAAATAATAAAAATAATAAAAATAGAAATAATAAATGAGAAAGCAAGGAACAATAATTTTTATCATTTGTATAATTATATTAATTAGTTTTTTATTTTTATATACCATTATTAATATTTTTGATAATAAAAATAAATTTAGAATTATACATAATAAATTAAATAATAGTAAAGAAAAAAATGACAAATTTTTGGATATACAATTTATAAAAAATAAGAAAAAAGTTTCTTATTTAGAGTATAATACATTAAAAGATATTCCAATTTATATTATTGCTTATAATAATTTATATTATGTTAAAAATATGATAAAACAACTAGAAAAATATACAAAAAATATTAATATTATTGATAATAATTCAACATATTTAAAATTGTTAAATTATTATGAAGATGAGTATAATTATAACTTAATTAAAATGCCAGAGAATTATGGATATCTAGTATATTTAAATCAACTTTATGAAATTCTTCCTGAAAAATTTATAATTACTGATCCTGATTTAGAATTAAATCCAAATTTACCATATAATTTTATTGATGAATTAGATATAATATCAGAAAAATATAAAATATGGAAAGTTGGTTTTGCGATAGACATATTTGATAATAGTAAAATATTTTATGAAAAAGATTATTTTAATAATAAAAGTATTTATGAACATGAATCCCAATTTTGGGAAAATAAGATAGAAGAAAATATATATGTAGCTCCAATTGATACAACATTCTGTCTATGCAATAAAAAATATTATAAAAATGATAGTTTTACACCATCTTTAAGAATTGCAGGTAATTATACAACAAAACATTTACCATGGTATATTGAAAATTGGAAAAAAATTCCTAAAGATGAAATTGAATTTTATATAAAAAATAATAATTCTTCTACAATATTGAATATTATAAAAAAATTTTTGTAAAATGATAAAAAATTATATTTTTTATTAAAATATAATAATAATAATAATAAATGAAGGATAAAGGTAAACTAATTTTTATAACTTTTATAATTGTACTTATCATTTTGGTAATAATATATTTTTATATAAATGCTAGAAATAATTATGACTCAAAATTGAGAGGTTTAGATCTTAAAAAAAGATACATAAGTTATAAAACACCTATTCATAATGTATATATAGTAACAACACATATATTATTAACACTTGCTAAAAATTTACAAAAATCATTGTTAAAATTAAATATTTTTTCAGAAATAATTGTTAATTTAACAGAAGAACAATCATTAAATTCAACAGAAAATGATTTGTTTATAATTATATCAAATTTTTCAGAACATAATTTTTTACCACTTAGATATATTTTTTATCAAATAGAACAAAAGAATTCTAAGTGGTTTACCCCTAAATACATGAACATTTTAGATAATGCAGATTTTGTATGGGATTTATGTATAACAAATTATGATAAATACAAAGATATTGTACCATTTGAAAAATTAAAAATAATTATGTTACCATTTTCAAACGAAAAAATTTTAGATCAAAAATATATTTCAAATGCATATTATGATATTTTATTTTTTGGTACTCATAATGAAAGAAGATACAAAATATTAGATAATTTATCAAAAAAATATAAGACTAAATTTTTAAGTGAAACTTTTAATGATGAAAGAGATGAATATATAAAAAATTCTAAAATAATATTGAATTTACATTATTATGAAGATGCATTTTTAGAAACTGCGAGAATTATAGATATTTTACCATATAATAAAATTATAATATCAGAAAAATCTCACGTGGATGATTGGTACCAAATGGATTTATATAAAAATTTAGTTATATATATTGACATAATAGATAATAATTTATCTAATATTGATAATTTATATTATGAAATTGATAAATATTTACAACCAGAAAATTATAATTCTTTTGTAAACAATTTAGAAAAAAATAAAATGGAATTGGAACAAAAAACTTTATACTTTTTAGCAAAAAATTTATTACCATATTACAAAAATAATATAAATATAAATTTAGAAGATAATAAAATATATTGTTTACATTTATTAGAAACACCTGAAAGAATTAAAATATTTAATTATCAAAAATATAAACCTAATGTTGAAATATTTCCAGCAATAAAAGATAGTTCAGGATATATTAATAATGTGTTATCTTATAAAATTTTAATATATAACGCAAAAAGATGTAATTTAGATAAAATTACTATATGTGAAGATAATTGTATTTTTAAAGAAGATTTTAATGAAAAATTTGATATTATCAATAGTTTTTTAAATAAACATAACATTTGGGATATTTTTGTCGGTGTAATGACTGAAGTACCTGATAATGTAATAATTAAAAATGTTTATAGATATAATAACGTTATTTTTATAGAACTAAATAAAATGATGAGTACAGTTTTCAATATATATAATAAATCATCTTTTGATACGATAATAAACTGGAATGATGATGATTTAAATTTGAATGATAATAAAATAGATCAATATTTAAAAAGAATGGATTTAAAAATAATAACAACATATCCTTTCGAATTTATATGTACAAATACTTTATGGGGATCAAATAAATTTGATCATTACGAAAGAATATTTCAAAATTCTTTGAATATTTTAGAAAATAAAATCAAAAATATGAATATCATAGATTTATAAAATATATAAAAATTTTTATATATTTTAATTTACATATTATGATGTTTAAACTTACTTAGTGTATTTATAAAATCTTTTAGAATTAATTTTAATTGCTGGAGCCATTGATTCCCATGGTTTTAAGTGTGTTGATTCTTCTTCTAAAATTTTTAAAATATTTCTAGATAAAAATTTTTTATGAATTACTATTTGTCCCACATATTCTTCAAACCATTTATCTGTCATACATAAAAAACCATCTTTTCCTAATTCCTCATTATCATAAAATCCCCAAGAATTCTCTACCTGCCAATTTACACTTTTATTTTTATGATCAATATTTAAACCTGTAAAAGTCATTGCATGACAAGTTTCTTGATTTTTAAAAATAAATCTATTTTCTTTATCCATTTTAGATTTATATTCAAAAACTATTTCATCTTTATTTAACTGTTCATTTAACGCAGAATATAATGGATTAAAATGTTTATTAACATCTGCTCCAAACCATACAGGTATTCCTTTTAATATAGATTTTTGTGTGTATTTTTTAAGCTCGTTAATAGGTAAATTTACTATTGTACAAGGTTCTTTTTCAATAACATTATTTGTATTATCAATCTCATATTTTTTATAATAAGGATACTTACTTGATGGAATATTAACTAGAACTACAAAATCAGATACATTGATATCAGTTAAAACTAACTCCTTAAAAGACATAGGATTTAACTGTTCTATAATAGTTGATTCTTCTGATTCATTAACAAACTCCCAATTAAATGTTTTTGGAGGTTCTCCTAAAAATTTAACTAAAACATTATAAATGTTTTTCAAAGTTTTATCAATTATTTTATCAATATTTTTACTTTCTGTTTTTGAAATTTCATAAGCTGCATTTTGAAGAATATCCATTAAAATATCATTCATATCTGATGAATATTCTGAATGAACAGTTTCTGGCATCGCAGATTTTGGAATTAGTCCGTATTTTTCAACTAAATTAGAAAAATAATTCCAATATCCACCATCTGACATCCATTTTTCTTTATCTATTAAAAATTCAAAAAATCTTTCGTTAAATTCTTCTGACTCTTCATTACCTTTATTTCTAGTAAATTCAGAAAACCATTGTAAAAATGAATTAGATCTTTCAAATTTATCCCAAAAAAATAAATATGTTTCTGAAAATTCAAAATTTTCTAATTCTAATGCTTTAATAACTAAATGTCTAAAAATATTTAATCCAGAAAATAACCAACATCTTCCACTACCACCTTGATCTGTTGCTTTTAAATTTTTCTTTTTTATAGTATTTAAAAATACATGAGAAACTTTACGTGCTTCATCGTGATCAGTTGTAACATATAAAGAACCAACATTTGTTATCGCATTTTTAATAATTTTATTGGAAATATTATTATTAAAATTATTTTCACAATTTTTTAAAAAAATATCATCAATTTTTCTCTTTTTACTAAAAACTTCAATATTTTCTATATCAAGTTGTCTTTTCATTTAATATTAAATTTCTATATTTTTAAATAGTAATGAATGTTTTTAATTTATATGTTTTCATACATTCTATACAATAATAATTATATGTTTCATTTCCACATGTTTTTGTTATACATTTAGTTTTATATTTTTTATTTTTATCATCTATATCATCTATACAAAATTTATCTATACTAGAATCACTAACATATGTTTCATTATTTATATCTTTGCTACTTTCGCTTGTATCATCACTATTTTCTGAAATACTTAAATTATCTGTAAAATCATTTAGATATTCGTTATTTATTTCTTTGGTTTCCTTATTTTTTTCATAACATGTTTTACAATATAAATATTGTTTAAAACATTTGTTATTACATAATTTACAATTAGAAAACCCTTTCTGGTAACATTCATAACACTTTTCAAATATTTTACCATCTTTTGATATATTTAAATAATTAATATCACATTCAGGACATTTATTAAATTTATGCTTATGTTTTTCATTACAATCATCACATCTTAAAGAAATAAAATGTTTTTTACAATCTAGACATTCATTCTGTCTAGATATCATTTTAATATGACATTGTTTACATTGTTTACCTCTGCATGTATTTCCGCAATATTTACAAGGGTGTAATTGATTATTTTTTATATCTTCCATTTATATATAAAAAATAAATGTTTATATATTATTATTTTTATAAAATTGAAAAAGTACACTCCATTTATCACCATATCATCTATAGTTTCCAAGTTATCTAATTTATCTATTTATTCTTAAATTTAATAAAATTAGGGTCTTTATAATATAAGAGCCATATTTCTGGTTGTGATATTAAAAATAACTTTTCATTTTTACTATTTAAATCTAAGCTTGAAAAAGGAATTATTAAAGCATTTTCTAAAGTATTATAAGATATATCATTCCATTTATAAAAATGATTATAAGTTATTTTTATAAATGGTAATAAAATTTTTGTGTCTATTTTTGACAAGAAATATAAATATTTTATACACATAATTTATATTATCTTAATTTTAAATTTATTTTAAAAGTTGTTAATAATAAATTATGTCATATGATAGCGATACATCTATAATTTATAATGAAGAATATGATTCAGATGAGAGTGTAAGTACTTCTATTAATAAGTATGTCAGCGCTTATAATAAGAATAGTAGTTATAATTCATGCTGTAGCGCAACCACTCATAATTTTTTAAATAATAGTTTTTATTCACAAAAAAATTCGAATAGTTATAACAATAGTTATGACAGTAATTATATTGGAAGAAACTTATTAGAAGAAACATATAGAAATAGAGTTTATAGTAATTATAGCACAAGTACAAGTACACATACAGGAAGTAGAAATAATAGCTATGAAAGTAAAAAAGGTTCTCAAGAAATGGAAAAAAATATAAAAAATACAAAGATTAATAATTTGAAAAAAAAAATAACTAAATTAAATTATAAATTTGTTTTACAGGAACTTGAATATAATGAAGGTAAAAAAAAAATTAATAAAAAAAGAAATATTATAGAAAAAAAATATTATAAATTTATGTATAATACAGTTTTGAAAGAATTTTTAAAAATAAGAAATCAAAATATTATGTACAAAAAAATATATAATAGTGTAATTTCTGAAATAAATAAAAGAGATATTTATATACATGGTATTTTATATAAAAAATTTTTAAATTCATTTTAATAACAAATTAATATTTAATATTTCTTTAAATAAAATGATATATATTCCTTCTGAATTATACTTTACAAATTTTAAAAAAAAAAGTGTAGGTATTTTTACATATTGTTCATTCTATGATTTTATAAAATTAAAAAGAGTTTCCAAAGATTTAAAACAAGAAATAAATATAGCAATCGGTAGTGGTATATTAGAATTTTATTATTATATACTTATGAAAAAATATTTTATAATTAGATAAATTATAAATTAATTTTTTAAATTATTTTAAAAAAATCTGAAAAAATAAAATTGATTTTTTTAGAAAAAGGTATTTAAAAGATACCAGAATATAATTAAAAATGTCCTACAAAACTTTAAGCAAACACGTCGTCAACTTTATTTCTGAATATGGAAATGAAGATATGTTAAAACAATGGAATGATAATGAAACAAAATTTAAGAAACTTTTTAAACAAAAGGATTCTAAAAAGGTTAAAGGTGCTCCTAAAAAGAGTAAGTCTGCGTATATGTTCTTTTGTGATAATGAGCGTCAAGTTTTAAAATCTGAAAATTTGGAATTAAATAATAAAGAAGTAATTACAGAACTAGCAGCCAGATGGAAGAAATTTAAGGAGGAACCTAAGAATTCAGCCAAATTAGCTGAATATAATAAATTAGCTGAAGAAGATAAGAAAAGATATGAAACTGAAAGAGAAAACTTTGTTCCTGAAGAAGATTCTTCAGAAGATTCTGATAAGAAGAAAAAGAAAAGAGCAACTTCAACCAGTAATGTAAAAAAGAATAAGTCTTCTTATATGTTCTTTTGTGCAGAAGAGAGGGCTAATATTATTTCTCAAAATCCTGATATGAATAACAAGCAAATTATTACGGAATTGGGTGCTAGATGGAAGATCTTAAAAGAAAGTAATCCATCTGAAGTAGAAAGATTTGAGTCTCTTGCGAAGGAAGATAAGGAAAGATATTCGAGAGAAAAGAGTTCTGAAGAACCAAGTAAGTCTGAAGAGGTTGTTCAAAAATCTTCTAAAAAAACTAAAGCAGTAGAAGTTTCTTCATCTGAAGATGAAGGAGAAAAAGATAAGAAACCAGTAAAGAAAAAGGAAAAGGTTAAGAAGGAGGAGAAACCTAAGTCTGAAGAAACTCCTAAGGAAGAGAAACCTAAAAAGAAACCTAAAGAGGAAAAGGTTAAGAAGGAGGAGAAGCCTAAGACTGAAGAGAAACCTAAAAAGGTTAAAAAGAATTAAATTTTTTAATTAATTTATTATAAAAATATAATAAATTTAAGAATTAAAACCTTTTTTTAACCATTCCTTATATATTTTCATCGCATCCCTCATTCCTTTTGTTTGATTTGCATGATATTTAGCACGATTATACATAGTATTAACAACCTGGAGTTGATATTTTTTATCAAAATTTTTTATATTTTTTAATGTTTGTTTAGCTTTTTCTTCTGAACCATAGCCAGTTTTTGCTTTAGGTTTTTTAACACCATTTGAATACAAAGATTTTTTTATTTTTCCACTTCCGTCATATTTTTTACTTTTTCTTTTACTTTTTCTTTTACTTTTTTTATTTTTGTATTTTGATGATTTAATATATTTTCCTTTTAATTTTTTTGATGTTCTAGGTATTATTCCTTGAGCTTTACAACTAGCTTTTTGACTAAATCCCATTTTTTTAATAGGTGTTTTTCTACAATATTCTTTAGACATTGATGGCATCTTTTTATTATAATTTTTTTTTTTAATATTTTAAATATAATAATAAATGAGTTCTAATTCAAATAATTCGAAATATTTAATTATAACAATATCTTTAGTAATCTTAATTATCATAACATGGACTTTATATAAACATTTTTCATCTGAAAATTATAATAAAATTATTGAAAAATATAATGATATTATGAATAAATTATTAGATGATAAAAATCTTGATTTTGAAAAAATCTTATTATATCAATCTAATTATATAGATGATAATCATAAATATAAAAAAGAATATGAAATCGCAAAAACAATATATAATGAAAAATTAGCTAATTTGTCATCTATACTTTTAGAAATTTCAAATCAAAATCTTACTTTAAGAGAAAAAAATCTAGTATTAGAAAATTCTTTGAAAGAATTAAATTCTCTAATATCTACAGGTACAGATACTGATGAAGTATTAAAATTTATTAATACAGATTTTATATTAAAGTATAAAGATCTAAAAATGGAATTAGAAAATAGAAAAGACTATTATAGTTCAATACAAACAAAAATAAATGGAATAAAAGATTTTATTTCTTCTTTTAATGATATAATTAAAAATTATAACGATTCTTTAAATTACGGAAAAGAATTTAAAAATAAAATATCTGATTCTGATATAATAAAAACTTTAAATGAGTTAGATGAATTTAAATTATACATAGAATCAAATGTTCAAGATTCAAAAGTTAAAGAGACATTTTTTTCTGAAATTGAAAAATTAAAATCAAAAGTTAATAATGTAAAAAGTTTAATAGAAAAAGAAAGTGATGATGCAATAAGACAATTAAGTTCTGAATATGAATTAGATACTTATGAAAAAAATATAGAAAAATTTAATGAATTATCTGAAAATAATTCTAAAATAATAGAAGAAATTTCTCTATTTTTAACTAGATTTAATTCAAAATTAGAAACAATTAAAAATACAAATGAATTATTCAATGATATAAAAGATTTAGATCAAAATATAAAAGATTTAAAAAGTTTACTCGAATCTTTAAAAACTATTTAATTTTTTAATGATATATTAAAAAATTAAGGTCCCGGACCTATTGTATTGTATGTATAATTATACTCTCCAGGTTTTACATATGGATAATTAACTTGAGAAACAGAACCAGTCATACATTTATCATATTTACCTAAAGCAGATAATGCCCAATCTGACCAACTATCAGGATCAGCACAATAATTACCTGAAGGATATGAAGATAATGAAGATCCTTTCCAGTAAGCACAACATAATTTATTTCCACTACTATTAACCCCGCATTGGTCCGTATTAGAACAACTCTGATTATGTTCTGCCAATTTACATTGTGATGCTCCTTGAAATACTTCTGCGCCTGCAGAATTTAGAGTTTTAACATTTAAATTTCTAGTTATAATATCTCCGTCAGCCCCAGTTGTTTTAGACATTATTGGACAATATTTACATTCTGTAGATCCTGGACTATCAGAATATGTACCAGTACCGCATAACTTCTTAATACCATTTTTACAGAAAGATCCTGGTGGACATATCATACAAATACTAGCCCCATCATTAGAAAATTGTCCTGTAGGACACATTGTTTTTATACCATTTGAGCATCTAAATCCTTCCTCACATAAAACTTTTATACCACCAGTAAATGTCCCAGTACTATTAGTATAATTGATATAATAACCTGCAGGACATTGTGAAGCAGCTAAACAAGTTGTAGCTCCATTATCTGACCAAGTTCCTGTTGCACATAAAACTCTTTTCCCTGATCCACATGCTGATCCTGCTGGACAAGTAGATATTGATGAACAAGTACTTTGTCCAGAATTTGACCATGTTCCTGTTGCACATTGTCTTCTAACTAAATTTCCACACATAAAACCTTCTGGACAACTAGATATTGGTGAACAGGTGCTTTGACCAGGATCTGACCAAGTTCCTGTTGAGCATTGTACTTTCTTTTTAGTACCACATGCATTACCTTCAGGGCAAAGTCTCATTTGTTTACACGATGAAGAAGATTCTAAAGCTTCTGACCATGTATTTATAGGACATTCACGTCTCAAACCATTTATACAATAATATCCAGGATCGCATTCAATTTTTACATGTTTTGTATCATTTTTATAATCTCCGCCAAAATAACTTTGATCATAATGATATCCAGGTGGAACTTTATCCCTATATTGACAATAAGAAGCTCCCGCATCAGACCAAGTAGATATACCACAAATTTGATTAATTCCATCTGCACAAAATGATCCTGCAGGACATATCATACAACTATTTATACCAGTATTTCCTGTTGTATTATTATAACTTCCTGAAGGACATATGTTTCTAATTCCATCTGTACAATATGAACCTGTTGGACATATAATTCTGTTACCATTTGTACAATAAGAACCTGTTGAGCATCTTAAACAATCAGATAACAAAATTTTACCAGTTAATTCATTATATGTACCGGTTGGGCATATTATATTATTGCCATTTGTACAATAAGATCCTTTAGGACATATATTTGAAACTCCACTAGCACAAAAATAACCTGTTGGACAATTTTCTTGAATTTTATTTGTACACATAAATCCTGATGGACATTTACTTAATTCTGAACATCCTGTAGCACCAGAATTTGACCATGTATTTATAGGGCATTGATATTTTCTAGCGTTAACACAATAAAATGATGGTTGACAAGTCGAACACGTACTTGTAATATCAAAATTTGGATTCATAAAATTTCCATCCTCACAACTTAAAACTTTTTCTATTTTTTTAATATTGTCCTCAAGAATTTTAGGACCTCCAAATTTTGAAAAATATGTTTGTATTGTATTTTTTAAAGTTGTATCAGTTATAGATGAAATATTTTGTAATGAATTATAATACCCAGTTAAACTTTGTTTTGATAAGTCAATTAAACTTTTACCTCTATTTTTTATATCCTGTGAAAAATTTTCTTTTTTATTCAATAGGAAATATATTAATATTATTGAAACAAAAAATATTAAAAATATTAATAAATAATTCATTTATTAATAAAAATAATTTTTTTTACTTATAAATAAAAATGGCAAGTAGTAGAAAATCAACTAACTCTAAATCAAATGATATTTTGCATATTGGGGTTATAATATTTTTAGTTATTATTATATGCATCATAATATATCTTATTTACAAAACTCTAAAAGGTAAAGGAGAATTTTTTGAAATAGTTAAAACGATAGAACATTATGAAATGAAACTAAATACAGACGCAACTTTGGATCAATATAAAGAAAGTGAAAAATCTTTTCAAACTGACTTAAAAAAAGATATTACTTCATATGATACTAGTTATTCAGCAGCAAATGATGCATATAATAAATATAATACAGATTATACTTCTATATCTGTTTCTGTAAAAGATTTACAAAAAAGTTTAGATACTGTAAATTCAACAATAAGTAGTATAAATAGTCAAATTTCAACACCTACAACTGAAAATGTAACATCTGCTAAAAGCTCTTTAGATGCTTTAGTTACTTCATTAGGACCAATACAGACAGATGCTACAGCTAAAAAAACTCTTGCTACTGATTTACAAACAAGAGGTACAACAGTTAATACTCTACTTCAGACAGCATATGGAAATGCAAATATAGTTATAAATGATATTAATGAAGGTAATAAAATAAGAGATGCGTTTACTAATAATTATGTAAAAACTTTTATACAACCAAAAATAACTGCAGCTGAGTCGGCGTTAAAAACAATCAATATTACAGGTAAAACAGATGTTGAAAATCAAATTATAACAACTTCAAAAGCTAAATTAGGAGATACAATTAAAAATATAAATGCAGTTGTTGAAACAGCTAAAACACAATTAGATCATTCTAAATATATTTCTCAAAGAGATAGTATTTCTGCTCAACAAAAAATTGTTGATACAAATAAAACAACACTTGGAACTTATATAACTGCTTTAGCTGGTATAATAACTAGTATACAAACTATTCAAGATACATGCCAATCTTATCAAACTAATTTACCTAAAATTGGTGATGCTTTAAATAATATGTCACAAGTTATATTAAACTATAATGATTTATTAAAATTTAATAGTGATATTCTTGCATTACAACCAACTCAATAATTTTTTTAAAATTGATTTTTTTTTACAAATATGTAAAAAAAATATACATCACAATATACAATGAGTTCTGAAAAATATTTTATCACTTTTATTATGGATTCTTCTGGAAGCATGGCAAGTATGGGAGATGAACCTTGGCAGGGTTTAAATAATTTTGTAAATAAACAGAAAGAAAGTAAAGTTGATTTTAATTTTACTTTAATATTTTTTAATTCAGAAATTAAATTTATGTATAAAAATTTAGAATCAGATAAAATTCCTGTTCTAACTAGTGAAGATTATAATCCAGTGGATACAACCTCATTATATGACGCTATTGGTCAAGGTATTGAATATCAAAAAACACAAAGTATGGACAATGTAATTTTTGTAATTTTAACAGATGGTCTTGAAAATAGTTCAAAAGAATATAACAAAACTGGAATTCAAACGATGATAAAGAACTTAGAAACTAAAAATAAATGGCAATTTGTTTATTTAGGAGCAAATCAAGATGCATTTCAAGTAGGTAGTGGAATTGGTATTAATACATCTTGTAATTATGCGTATACACCTGAAGGTTTAAGAGGTGCAATGAGAAATGTTAGTAATAGTATTTCAAGGCAAATTTCTGGAGAAACTCGCGAAATTAAATTAGAAGAGGGCAAAGAAGATCAGTCAGATGATCATATGTCTTCTTTATTTGATTCAAATAATAAAAAATTCAGAAGTTTAAGACCTCCTAGTTTAAGAGCGTACAGTTCTTTACCAACTGATTTAAGTACGTCTAATTTTAAACCTATTAATTTAGATCAGACAGTTTTTGAAAAACTTAGTTAAATATCAGATCTATTAAAATTTTGTTCCATATTTAATTTATTTCCAAAAACTATTCCTGGTAATCTACCAGGATACTTTCTTTCAAGTCGTGGATTTGTTCTTAACCAATTTTTTTTATTTAATTTATTAGAAACCAAATTTATACTATTTTCTTTTCTATAAAATTTTTGATATAAAATAAATATTAATAAAATAATAAAAAACATAAAAATAATTATATATATATAGTTCATTTATTATAAAATTATATTAAAAAATATAATTTTATATAATTTTTCTTATTAAAGTTGAACCAATTATTATTAATGCACAAATACATAAAATCAAAATAAAATATTTTCTTTAGTTTCTTTACTTAACATACTATATATTATTCATTTTTAAGTTAATTTAAAAATTTTAAATTTTAAATTAAATGTCTAGTTATACGTTACCAATTAAAAATATTATTATACAAACAAAAAATTATTTTGATTCTAAAGAATTTATTACTTTAGAATTTTTTATAAATCAAAATAATGTTCTAACATTTCCTATTCATTTAAGTAATTTACAAAGTGAAGTTAAGAATAAATTTAAGGAAATTTTAAAAGGAAAAAGTACTGCAATTAATCTATCGTTAAATGAAAATATAAATAGTATATTAAAAATAGATAATGAATTTATAATTTTTAATTCTGTAATAGAAATAAATAATGAAATGCATCAAGAATATTATTTAAAATTTGAGAATAATTCAATTTTTCGTAATGAAATACGAAATTTTTTAGATAATAATTAAATATTATACTTTTTAAAATCTTTAATTATATTTAAATAAGAATCATCATAAATTTTTAATTGTGATATATCCTTCATTTTTTTAACTGTCACATAATATGTACTATTATATCTTGTTTCTTCATATACCAATATTTCTTTTGCACCAAACATGTTATTTTGCAATTCATTATCTGGATTATCTAAAATTTCTTTAATATTTTCTATTGTTGGAATATCTTCTATTTTAAAATTATCATTTTTATAAATAGATGATGGATATATTACATAATTTATAATAAAATAATATATATCCTCTATATTATTAACTAAAAATATTTCATCTGTTCCATAACTAGAACAATAACTTGTTATAAGATAACTCATATATTATATATTAATTTTAATTTTAAATTGAAAATTAAAATTAATATAACTTAAACTTTTTATATTTCTATGCAGAATATTTTGGTTGAATATGGTAAAACTTTATTACCAAAAGTTATTGATAAACGAAAACTTTTGTATTTTGAAAATCCAGAAGAAGTAATTGAAAATATAGATATTTTAAAGATTCCTTATTCAAAATATGAAATAGTTAAACGTTTTCATACAAATAATGAATATAATCTTAATTGGCATATAGATAATCGTCAATTACAAAAACATAAAATAGAAAATAAGACTGATAATTTAGAAATAATATATTTAAGTGACAAATATAAATATGGACTTTGGACACATAAAGAATATCCAAAATATACAGCTATAATATATTTAACAAGTGATTTTGAAGGAGGCGAATTTTGTTTCGTTGATAAAATAATAAAACCAAAGAGAGGTGATATAATTATTTTTGATTCTAGAGAAGTTCATAAAGTAAATAAATTGAAATCTGGAATTAGAAATTGTTATGTTATAAAATTTTTTTAATTATAAATCATCTCCTTCAATTTTTTCTATTTTTACTACTTCTATTTCATTATTTATTTTTTTAATAAATTCAGGAAAATAATTGAAAATATTTATAATATCCATTTATTATAAATTATTTACTTTTTTTTAATTATTATTATCATATTTTTTAAAAATATCAGAAATTTTTTCTGAAGAAAATTTCGAAATATTTTTTAAATCATATAAATCATCATATTTTCTTATACATTCTCTTACAATCATTAAATTTTTCCACAATTGTTTTGGACGTCCCTTAGTAAGAAAATGCCATAGTTCTGCATCATTTGTATTTAATAACATATTTTTTAATTCTTCATTTTGTGTAAATTTTGCAAAAAAACCTAATGTCATAACTTTTTCTCTAATAGAATCAAAATAAGGTAACATTGTTACGTCTTTTGGTAATTTTTCACCTCCAACTTTTTTGTCAGGTACTATTCCTTTAGTATTAACTTTTCCTGCTTGTCCAGCAGCCCATGCTTCAGGACCTCCAGCATCGCTCCAAGGTTTTCCACCATTTTTTGTAAATGTTAAATAATAATTATAATTAATACTATTTTTGTAATCTCTAAATTTATTCGCATGATAAAAATGTTCAACTGAATTCCATATATGATTATCTATTTCAAAAGGTGAAACATAGAAATTTGATAACATTTTTCTCCAGTCCTTTATTTTTGATAATTCTTTATATTCTTGAGGATTTTTTACATATTCTCCATTACCTTTCCCAGGAAACTTATCAGCACTTTTACTATAAAATTGAAGAGTATCCATTTATTTTATAATTTTATAAAATTATAAAATAAATTCATTTTTAAAATATTTTAATTTATATATTTACTTGTATATTATCAAAAAAATTGTTTTTTTTGCTTGTATTTATCCCCCAATTTATTGGTGGACTTTGATATCCATCGTTATAATTATTAGAACCTTGATCATAATATCCCCATCCAACACCTTGACTTATACAATAATTTAAATAAGATCCAGTACCTGCTTCGTTAATTATAATAGGTTGTTTCCTATATTTACTTGAACTTTTAACTTTATTTATAAAACTTTTATATTCAGAATTTGAAGATAGACCATTTCCATGTATTAAAATTACACTAGATGCATCAATAATTGCACTTGTAGGAACAACACCTCCCTTTTGACTATTTCCAGATGGAAATCCATATGAATTTGCTAATTTTATAAGAGATGGAACATTTTGAGAACATTGTAGTCCAACTGGTTTAAATTCAGAAAATTCACATTCGTTCACAGGTTCAATAATGACATTTTTGTAATTACCTGCCTTAAGCCATTCAAGAACATTTGTAAATCCTTTTAGAGCATTATCATATTTTTCAAAAATACTTACTTGAGTTCTATAAAACATACTAACAATAACTATCATATCTAATTCTTGAGATTTGTCTAGTATATTTTTTAATCTGGTCATATATGAAGGTTTCAAAGTACCATCTCCATTAAATGCAGAATTTTTATATCCTGTCGATCCACTTTTTGGCGCTCCTCCTTGCAATCCAACAGTAAACCCATTTAGTCCTTTACTTTTCCATAAAGACATATTTTTGACAAATTCTAAATTATTTCTTGTTGCATTCCATTTTTTTGTATCGGGATAAGGCCAATTAATAAACCCATCTGAAATACCTTGAATCATACGAGAATTTATTAATAATCCCTCAGCTTGAGTACCATTATTAATATAAACATTATCTAATAATAATTTATTACCTGAAATACTTAAAACGCATGCGTTTATTATCGGTAAAGTCACAATAAATAGCGCTTTTAAAATTCTGAACATTTATTTTAAAAAATATTTTTTAAAATAAATGTTCAGAATTTTAATATTATTAATTTTTATAATTATATTCTTTTTATTCTTTTTATTATTTTTATTTGGAAAATCTAATCAAAAAACTACTTCTCCATATAATCAAAAATATCCAAATAATCTTAATCTTAATGAACAATTTTATAATGAATTTTATAATTATATGAAAAATAATGACGAACTTGCAGATACAAGTTGTATTAATTGTTTGTTTAAAAAATTAAGTTCAAAATACACATATTCAGAATTTAAAAATTTTGTATACCTTGCTGAAAATAATAATGATCCATCTATTGATTTATCACAAAATAGTTTCATAACTGATCTTTATAACTATGGTCTTGATTGTGATTGTAAGTAAAATAATTTAAACTGTTGTAATATAAGCTAACTCTTTTTTGAAAGTATTATTATTACATTCTAAATCAATTACTTCTATATTTTTTTCTAAAAGTACATCTGTATTAATTGTATCTTTTTTTTCTATAAAATTTTTAGATATTTCTGTTGCAACATTTTTAATTCCACCTTGTATTAAATAATTTGTTAATTTTTTTGCTTCAATATCTTTTTGAATATCTCCTGTTTCATCTTTATATTTAAATATTGCACGACTTGGATCAGTGCATACATAAATATATTCACCACTTGGATCTTTTAGAATATTTTCTGCTGCAAATTTTGCCATTCCTTTCTGTCCTTCTAAAAAATAATTAATATTATAATTTTCTAATGCATTTTTTACTTTATTAACATCATTAAAATCAAGAGGTGTAGAAATATTTAAAACTTTATTATTATTTGTAGTTTTTGGTTGTTTTGCAATATCTACAAAAGCTTTATGTTCTTGTCTATATATATTAATTTCTCCAGTTAATATATTTATTTCTTTTTCTTTTTTTTCAATAATTTTATATTGTTCATTAATTATTCTATCTTTCTCTTGAATTGTATTTTCTTTTTCTTTAATTATTCTCTCATATTCTTCAATTTTAGCAATATAATTTTTAAATATACAAGTATTTTGGTGAATTATTAGATGATTTTTTCTATTGAAAATCTTTTCACATATACATTTAAATTCTTTTATACTTTCTTTTCCTTGAATAGAAAGACAGTATTTTGCAGTAGTTTGATGTGTATTTAAAATAGATTTTGTTTTAAATGTTTTTTTACAAAATTCGCATTCCATTTATATTGAAAATTCTACTTCTTAAGTTTGTTTTCTTTTAAAAAGGAAAATTTCCTAAAATTTTAGAAATTTTAGGAAATTTTCCTTTTTAAAAAGAAACAGTTGCAGGTTAAATCAGTATAAATTTTGTATTTTACAATTTTTTATAAAAAAATGAAAAAAGTTGTGTGTGTGGAAAAAATATTTTCTGGAAAGTTTTTTTAATTTTTTTTTTAAAAATAATTTTCTAAAAGTTAAAATTTTAAAAATAAAAAAGAAAATAAAATTATATTTAAAAATCTTCTTTCATAAATTTTCATTTTATCCAAAAATTTTGATTTTTTAAGAAAAAAAAGATCTGAAGAAAAATATTTTTGACCTTTATATACGATAAAAAGATCTGAAATTGATATTAAGGTCAAACCACTTTGTTCGTTCAAAATTTTTCCTTTTTTATAAAATTGAAAAGTCATATAATTTTAAGTTTTTAATTACGCATAGTATTATATACTAATATGTTTTCCTATAAATTTAATACTAAAGATGGTTTTAAATTATTATTATCAATTGTAAAAAAACTATAATGATTTTTATAATCATTATCACAACCTATTATTAATATTTTACTATATAAACGTAAATATATTAAGATTTTTTTATTTTTTTTATTAATTTAAATAAAAATGTCCTCTTTCTCAATTGATTCATATGATACAACTGACATTAATGTTGTAAATTCAAATCAAGTAAATATTATTACCTTAATAGCTAGTAGTAATTTACAACTTCCTTACATTATGGAAGACCCTAATTTTCTAAAATTAAATGGTGTTGATGGGCAAATTATTGTTGCAGAAGGTCCATCTTTATATGTTTATAGAAATGGTTTTTGGGAATTTATAAAAGGTAATGTTCCACCATCAAAAAAAAGAAAAATAAATTTTACAAATAGTACAACAAAAGATTTAGATTTATATTTAACAGTCGGTAATGGTGGTCCAGGACCAACAAAAATACAAACATTAACAGCGAATGGAGGTAAATATAATTGGTTTATCCCATTAACTTATGATTGGTCAGGAAATTTTACTGCAATGCCTAAAGGTGCTAATTGGGTTCCGGGTGGAACTATAGCTGAATTTGGGTTTAATCAGTTATATGATACATTTCCTAAATTAAGAGATACATTTGATATTAGTATTGTTCCACCTGGAATAGGTAATGAATGTAACTGGGGTCCTAGAGAAGATGCTGTTAGTATATCACAGGCAAGCGGATATAGTGTACAACAATCTTATGGATATAATGTAGGGATTAAAATAACACCTCCTTCACAAACTTACCCACCATCATTATTACCTCCAGGACAAACAGTATTTATTAATAATTCTGCAGTTAAAGATCAAACACAGGCCATTCAGTGTCAGGCAATAACTTATCCAAATGATTGTGATGTACCAAAACAACAAACAATAGATGCAACTGCTCATGTAACTGGGGACTATCAAATAGAATTTATTGAACCTGTGGTACAGATTCCTTCAAATCCTTAGAGTGATATTTATTAAAAAATAAATAAATATCATATTAATTCAGAAAATATCCATAAAATTATTTTGACCTCTTTATATTTATAGTAATATTTATTCCATTTTGTTGTTATTAACCACCATTTATTATTAAATTTTACTAATTCTTGTGTATAGAATATATTTTCGTTATATTTTATTCTTAGTAAATAGTATTTTATATTATTATGTATACTATTCTTAATTTTATAATTTGTTATTTTATTTTTATCTTTTTTTCTTAAAGATAATTCTTCATTTATAATATGATAATCTAAAATAACAGCAAAATTTTTATTATTATAAATATCAGATTCTTTTGATAAATCTATTAAAAATTCTTCATAAATCATATTATTATCAAAAAAATATTTTATCAATGTTTTTGTTTTTAATTCTTTTTCAATAATATAAAATGTGTCTAATAAACCAGATTCTTTTAAAATTGTCATATATGCAATATTAAATTTAATATTACAGTCATATATAACTTTTAATAATTTTTCAACCTCTTCAGAAATTTTTGTAAAAAGAATATTATACCAGTTAGTATCTTCAAAAAATCTTAAATTATATATATTAATTATTTTTAATGATTTATTTGTAATATTAATTTCATCATTTTCAACAATATAATTTAAAATCATATATTAATTTATTAATATAAATATTTAAGTTTCTACTTTAAACATTTGAAAATTAGGTTTTCGAAAATCTTTATATATTTCATCTTTACTTTCAGGTATAATAACCGCTGTATCTCTAATATTAATACATTTATTAAAAGTATTTACACTTTTATCTGTAATTTTTTGAAAATAAATTTTATCACGATGTTTTTTATAAAAAGGTTTACATAAAACTTCATTTAGATATTTAGTTATATTATAATAATGAGCTTTACCAATTAAAATTACATATTCATCAATATCTTCTTTTTTAAAAAGTTCTCTTAATATATAAAAATCCCCTAATTGAGCCCATAATACTTTTAAATTATGTATAGTAATTTTTTTATTATTTTCATCAATTTTATCCCATTCATTTTTTATAAAAATTGCTATTTTATTAAAACGTTCACCAACTTTTGGTAAATAGTCATTATATAATATTTCTACTTCTTCATAATAATTTTCTTCTCCAGTTATAAATTTTGTTTTCTCTCCAACATATAGAAAAAAAGGATCTATATAAAGTTTAAGAATATCATCTTTTGAATATAAATATATATTTGGATCAGCATATAGTCTTTGTTGTGTTTCAATTCCTAAATATTGTCTACGAAAATCTATAGGAATCTTTATTATATTTGGATTTTTTTCATTTATTTCATTATCTATTTTATTTATATTTCCATATGATATTCCTTCAGGTTGAGAATATTTATCGTATTCCAAAATAACTTTTTTACTAACATCTTTCGAAAAATTTTTTATATACTCTACAATATCTATTTCTTTTATTTTATTTTCAGGTTTTACATTTTGTTCACAACTTGTATTAATACCATGTAATTCACCTATGATTGTTATAAGTTTATTTTTATTATTATCATACGTAAAATTTTTTATATATTGTGAAAAGTCTGTAATATCTTTTAATAAATAGTTTTTTGGATAAAAAATAATCATTTTATTTATAAGTATTTTTTTAAAATTTAATATTATAATAAATAAATATAAATGGCTGATTTAATACAAGACTATCCAAAATCATCATGTAATTGTTATAAATGTTCTGAAAAATTTTATGATATATGCAACAATGGTAAACCAACAAATATGTCTGTTAGAAATTGTAATTTTTCAAAATATTATGATTGTGTAAATACAAAATTATTTAAAAATCAAATAGAACCTCGTTCAGGAGATAAATATAATTTAATAAATCCTGAAGATATATCTCAACAATATGATAAAAGATTTATTGGCGTAGATCCGAAAATAACCAGAAGTTATGATAATGTTGTTTATATACCAACAGAAAATGATGCAAGAATTTTCTCTTCAGTACATGGTGGTCAGGTTATGGCATTAGATAGACCTCCGATAAATTCAAATATTAGAGAAAAAACTATATATACTGATCCAACATTTAAAGAATATGGTAAAATGTATGGAGATTATAATGATATAAAGGCTGGACAAATTTTATATTATTTAGATGAAAATATTCAAGATACACTTTATAAACCTCTGTTTGTAAATAACGCAAATGTAGATGGTATTTTATACAAAGATCCTATGGGTGCATTTAAACCACAATATTATAGAACACCTATAAAAATTCCAGATTTATTAGAAACAAAACATAACAATAATCATGGAGAACTTACATGGATTAGAGATTCTCAGGAAACTAGAGAAGATTTATTAGCATCACAAATGAATAGAAATAATCAAAGTAAATATTCTAGTAGATGGACAGGGAATATTTTCTTTTAAAAACATTTAAAATGTTTCGGATATCTATGATTTTTTAAACATTTATTACAAAAGTTTATATTATAACTTTTTTTAAAAAATATGTAATTATGTATCTGTTTTTGTAAATTTTTATTTAAAATTGGATGAGAATATAATTGTATTTTACTAATGATCTCTAATGGAAGTTTATTCATTTTTATATTTTTATAATAAAAATGATAATTTAAATTAATAATTTGTGTGTATTGGAGCTTGTCTTCTTTGCCATCTAACAGCATTTGCTTTTCTCATTAATCTTTCTTGTAAACCAGTTCTAAAAGTTAAAGAATTTTTAAGAAATTCATCATTTGCTAAATTTCTAATTTCTTCATTATATCTATTACCTTCTGGTGTCATCATGGGTCCATATTTATCTGCAGCTTGCATAAAATCTATATTACTTCTAACAATATAGTTAGGCATTCTAACAGAATCAATATCATCATAGTAAAATCTAGTTTGACCTATATTATCATCTGTATATGCACGATAAGATGTACCATAACCTGTAAAGCGAGGATCGTATACATTAGCTTCATTAACAGTTTCCTCATATGGTTCTATCTCTTCATCGAATAATCTAGGGTCATGTTCAATATATGTTACACTATCATGCGATGGATCCATATGAACAGTTGTAGGTTCAAACTGTTGGGTAAATGATATTCCAATATTAGAATTTATTGGTTCATTAACTTCATTATATGAATAAACACCTGGTTGAATAGTTTGTGTAAATAGATTTCTATTATATTCTTTAAAAAGACTATCTTCCTCGCATTCACCTGCAGGATAATTTGTAGGTAAACCAGAATCATATAATTGATCTGGATTATAACCACATGATGTATTTACCCATCCAGATTGATTAGCCTTAATTTCATATGGAACTTTTAATTTACTTTTATCTTCAAAATTTTCTTTCATTTCTCTTTCTCTTTTATCTTTTCTATTATTTTCTTGTTGTAATTCAAAATTTTCTTTAGTTTCTGTATATTCATATAAATTACTAACATTTTTTTGATAATTATTTCTTTTATATCCATATTTTTGTGAAGCAGGACGTTTTCTTAAATATTTTGGAGCATCATTTTCAACAAACATATTTTTATTATTTGCTCCACAACATGTAGAAACTTGATATCCCGATTGATAATTATCTACTTGTTTTTGGTCGTTTATATGAGAATGAACTATCAAATTATTAGTTTTCCAATATCCTAAGTCCGCTATTGGCGGAGCTATTACAGGAGGAATTAAAGTTTTAGGATTTGGTTTTCCTACTAAATTTTGATTCATTGAAATATATGTACTATCATTATTATTATTGTTATACATATTATTAATATCTTGAATATTATTTGAATATACATTATTTTTTCTTTTTTGTATTTCAGGATTATAATCTTTATAATCACTCAAATTATTAAAATCAAAAGGTTTTTCATCATTGTACCATGTATATGCAGTTGGATCATTAAATATAACTTCCTGTTTTCCAGTTTTAGGATTTTTTTGTATATCCGCTCTTTCATAATCAATAAATACATTGGGATTATGATAATTTATATTCTTTTTATTTTTATTACTCATTCTTTTATTATTTGTGACATTTTTATATTTAATATTATTTACAAAATTTTCTTGTGTTTTTTTCTTTTTAATATAATAAAATAATATTATAACTAAAATAATTAAACATAAAAATATTAAACAGCTTTTTAAGTCAAGAAATAGAAGTAATATAATAAATATAAAAAATATTAATCGAGTCATCGCATTCATTTGAGATTCGAGATTCATATTTTTAAAAGGTATAATTCTAAAATCACAAAATAAATCTGTAAAATTTTCTACCCAAAAAACATTATTACATTTTAACATTTTTATATTAAGAGATAAAAAACTATTTTTTTATAAAAAATTTATAAAATTTAGTTAAAGAAATTTATTTTAAATTTTAAGATAAATTTTCCAAATATTTTTGATGTTTTTTAGTTTTTTCATGTTTAGATTTTTGTGCTAAATTTGTAATAGAACCACATGGACATTCTAATTTTGTACTAATTCTTCTATCATAAGATTCTTTTTGTTTCATTTTTCTTTCTTCATCTTTTTCTGTGTTATTTATTTCATTATTTTCTAAATCTAGAATTCTTTTCTTAGTATATCTTTCTTTTGCTTTTTCTAGTTCACAAACTTTGCATCTATATTTATGTCCTGTATGACTTGAACTTAATTTGTGAAAATCATCGATAGGTTTTGTAATTTTACAATTCGAACAGCAATATTCACTAATTTCAATATAATTTCTATTAGCTTTTCTTACTTCTAAGAAACATTGTTTACATTTAGTACCTCTTTTATCAAATTTTTCATTATCAACATAATATTCTTCTAATGGCAATGTTTTTTTACAAGATGTACATTCCTTTTCTGTAGGAATTTCTTCAGTTTCTCTTTTATTTTCAATATATTTTTTTTGAAGTGTTTTAGCACAATCTTTACATCTATTTTCACGACCATCTGTATGTTCTGATGCATAATGAAATGATTCTAGTGATTTGACTTTTTTACAAGCAGTACATTCTTTTTCAGGTAATAATAAAGGATTTTTTAATTCTCTGGTATTTTTTACCAATATTTCAGTATTAATTTCCGTTTGTCTAGGTAGAATTAAATCTATAGTATCACAAATATTTTTAACTGCATAAATAAGAATATTACCATCATCTAATTTAAACCATTCTTCTTTATTTGTCTGAATTACAAATTCAGAAAATGTTTTTTTAATAATTTTCTCAATTTCTTCATTGCAATAAGCTAATCTAAAATATAATACTTCATGATCTAATGGACATAATGAATCATAAGAATTTAATCTAGTATCAAATTTTTTGGAAATACCAATTTTATAATAATTTGGAAATAGTTGATTTGATATTACATAAATACAATTACCTTCTGGATATTTTTTGTCGTTATACTTTTTTGTTAATTTCTTTTTCAAAACAATATTTTCATTATTTGTATTTTCTAATTGTAAACGTAATTCTTCAGTTTCTTCATTTAAAGTTTCTTGTAATAATTCTTCTAATTTAATATAATAATCGTGAATTTCATCTGCTTTTTTTGTACTTGCTTTTAAACAAAATTTCTTAAAAGTATTCACTGTTAATGTAATTTTTTCTTTATTCATTCCAGAACCTCCTAAATTTTTTACTTTATTTTCATGTATTTCATTTGAAATATCTGGTCCGCAAACTTCCGTAGCAGCTTTTTTAATTGTATAATCAACTCCTTCAATAAAATTTTTTAATAATACTCTTTTAGCATCACTTTTTCTAGAAAATCCTATCCATTTCCAAATATTATCAAAATCAACTACAAAATCTTTTTTTGTATTATAGTTTAAGTATAAATAGAAACTTCCTACAAATAATTGTTGTTGAGAATCTGTAAAATTTTCTTTAATCTTATTAATTAATTTATTTTCATACGTTTTTGTCAATCTTGTTAAAGGATTTTTTTCAAAAAGTTGAATAATGTTTAAATTGTTGTTTTCCATTTTATTTATGGAATAAATCTTTAAATACGAATTTTAATTTTGTAAAATTTTACACATTTTTTTACAAAATTATATTTTTTAATTAACTTTTATCAAGACGTTCTTCAATATAAGGATATGCTGCTTTAATAATTTTTAAAAAGTAGTAGTAGCTCTCTCTCATAAAATCAGCACAAGAACCACTAAAAATGACTCTTCCCGAATGAAAAACTAAGAATGTGTTATACCTTTCCTTATTAACTTTTTTTAGTCTTTCTTTTTTTGTTAAAAATTGTAAATATTCATCATATATAGTCATTTCTTCTATCCAATTACCCTTTTCATCATAAGATAATTTTTTGACTTGCATATTTATAATATCATATTTTATAGGAATTTTTATATTTACTCCTGTATAACCAAAAGATGTTTCTAAAAGTGAATGAAATTCTGTTTGAGTACTCATATAATTTGCTAATTTTTCTCTATCAACATAGAATCCTATGTCAAAATCAATATTTCTCATAGCAGGAATAAATAATGTTTCCAAAGTATCTCCTCTAGAAAATGAATAAATATCTTTTTCATCTTTGATATAATCCCAAATATATTTAATACAATCTTCTGCATGAGAATCTAATTTACATCCGGTTATTTGAAACATTCCATTTTGACATATTTTAAAATTAATATTTTTATTATCAAGAACTATTACAACTGTAAAAGAATTTCTAAACCATTTACTAGATTTCTTTTTATTCTGATTTTTTTTTTGTTTTAAATCTACACCTTTTAATTTATTTTCATATTTCATAGTTATAATAGAACCAGATTTAACATCAACATTTGGATCAGAATTGCATATTTTCTTTTTTCTTCCTCTTTTTTTAGGTACAACAATATATTCAGTTATAGGTAAAAATTCAAATAACTTCTTTAAATCCATGTTTAAATTAGTCATTGCTATAAAAGTTTTTGTAGATACCTTAATATCATCAAATTCTGGAAATGTTAAATTTTTAGATTGAGTTGTCATATTATATTTAAAGAGTTTTAAATTTTTAAATTTCAATTTTAAAAATTTAATATTTTTTTTTAATAAATGAAACTCGTATTTATAATTTTAATAAGTATTTTTATAATAATTTTATTTGTATATCTGATAATTTTTCAAGTAATACCATATATTAATAAAAAAGAGAGTCAAAAAACTATTTCAAATGATAGTAAAAATAATGATATAAATATGAAAATGGAATTAGGATCAGTTTATAAAAAAACCATAAATATAAAAGTTCCTTTGTTTTTTAATCGTAGTTATGATATTCTCGCAACTTTTGCAAATTCAGATGGAAAAATTATTCCAAATACTTATGTTTCTGAGGGAAAACTTCTTCTAAATATTATTGTGACAGAAAAAGACAATGTTATAGCAACATCAAATTTTAATAATAATATTTGGAAAATAGAAAAATTAGCTTCACCTGATAGTCCTGGTAATATTATATTAACACCTGATGAAAATTTAATAAAAGAATCAGAATTAAATTTAGGATTTACAACTATAAAAGCAACAATAAATAATCCAATAGAATATACAAAAAATTATGTTCATATAATTGGAAATTATAGTAGTTTTTTTAGTTTTAATGATGTAATACAGAGAGTTAAAGTTTAAACATAATTTAAACTTCCAAGACATGGACAATTATCAGGTACGTTAAAATTATCTCCATAAGATACAAAAGGTTGTAAAAGTGGAAATTTTTCATTATTATAATACGGATTTGCAAGCATATTTGATTTATTTATACTATAATTACCATAAAAATCATTATTCAAAAAAGGTGGATTATTAGATAATGAATATTTTCTATTATTTAATTGTCTATTTTTTGGTAATGTTTTGTTTAGATCTACAAAACAATCATTTGTTAATTCTTGTGATAATAATCCTTGTATATATCTTGATTTTCTATCATCTAATAAAAATCCAGTATTATATAATTTTGGTTTATTAATATAATTATTTGACATTTATTATAAATAATATTTTTTAATTCATAATTTTTTATTAATCTCATTCATAATTATATCAACTATTTCATTATTCTTATATTTATTATTTTTTCCATTCATATAATCTAAAATATCTTTATTTTTTAAAACATATTCTGTAGAAAATTTTAACCAATGATCAATATCTTTAACATTTAATTTTTCTAAATTTTTAATTATTTTATTTTTTATGAATATTTTTCTTTTTTCTACTTTTTCTAACCTTTTTGTTTCTTGATTTTCAATAATCTTCTTTTGTTCTTCTTCTAATTCTTTCTCTCTTATTTTTGTATATCTATTTAATCTTTCCTCACGAGTAGTTTTAGGTTTATTATATACAAAAGAATCATCTTCTACACTCATTTCACTATATTTTTGTGTATCAACACTCATTTTACTATAATTTGGTGTATCAACACTCATTTTACCAGATCTTTGTAAAATATTTTTTAGTCTCAATTCTTCTTGTCTTCTTAATTCTTCTTGTCTTCTTAATTCTTCTTGTCTTCTTAATTCTTCTTGTCTTCTTAATTCTTCTTGTCTTCTTAATTCTTCTTGTCTTCTTAATTCTTCTTGTCTTCTTA